CAACCAAGAGCAACAGGTCAAGTAATACAACAATCCGCAGAACAATTAGCAGCAACTCAAAACAATGCACAAACACCAGCACAACCAATAATTGTAAATAATACAACAAATAACAGTAGTGGTGGCGGAGGTGGCTCACAATCTCAACCCACTGCATCATTGAGAAATGATGAACCAACAATATTAAGAGTGCAAATGGAAAATGCTATAATGGCATATTAATATATAATAATAAAAAAAGAGGGGAGCTTTCACTCCCCTCTTTCGCTCAATCCTCGCGAGCAAGCTTCTCAAACAACTTCATGTCATCATCGTCATCATCAGATTCGCGATTCTTGATAGACTTTCCACCAAAGCTACGTTCAGCTGCTTGAACCGCAGCCTCATCGTCTGCTCTATTTCTAGAAGCCGAAGCCAAACCATCAAGACCAAGAACACGATTCATCTTAGTCTTTAGTTCGTCATAACTCTTGAAGTTCTTAGGATTCAAAAACTCTTTAAGAGAATATTCAGACTTCCAAATATTTTCAAGCTTTGCGTCTTCACCACCATGAAGTGCTGAAGGCTTCTCAAACTCTGACTTATCGTAGTTTGGATAACCCTCAAACTTGCGAACCTTCAACTTGAAGTTTGCACCAGCCCAGAAATCAAATGGATTGACTGCTTTCTCGTCTTCAAATTGAGGATTCATGGCTTCGGTGATCTTATCAAAGATTTTCTTACCAAACTTAAACAAGAAGATCTTATCTTCGTTATCAGGATTCTTAGGATCGCTAACAACAAGAATATTTGAAATATACTTCAAACGACGCTTCTGTTTGCGAGCAATTTCCTTGTTAGCCTCAATACCAGAATTCCAAAGAACCGAATTATGTTCCGATACTGGATCTTTTTGATTTAAAGTTGTCAAAGAATTTTCAATATACCAACCGCCAGGACCTTGAAAGCCATGATCAAAGATGCGAACCCAAGGAAGAGAATCATCACCATCAGCTGCTGGTGCAGGAAGAAAGCGAATAGTTGCAAATCCATTACCTGCCTTATCAAGTTCAGGTTTCCAAAAACGAGTATCATCTAAAGAATTTGTTGCAGGTGCGTTGAGCTTCTCTAACTCACGTGCCAGCTTATCAATTGAACCACTGGACTTTTTAAGTGCTGCAAATGTAGACATTGTATTTCCTTTCATATGCGTTGTATGTTTCGTATTTTATCTTGTTCACATGATACATGATAATCACTATTATATATCATGTGTTGAATTGAAGTCAAGAACAAAGTTCATCTTTTATTACTTTCTTCATTGTCTCCAAATCAACCTTCTGCAAAACAAATGGAGTATACTTCTCCAACTTGAATGCAAACCCAGGCCATATGATCTCATCCTTGATACGACGATTCCACATGGGTAAAAAGTTTATGACGCCATTTATGATGACAAGTGTTTCCAATGAAATATTATCTTGCATCACCATCGTCAATAGCGGAGGATAAGAATCGCCGGGATCAAGAATCCTATCCACAGAATTATCATGTTCATGACACCAATCCATAATCTTTTTCAAGTCTTGCCTAAAGTTATATGTTAATGCTTGAAATCTTTTTTGATATTGAGTTAGTATATCTTCGGCCTCAGGCTCTAAAAGTTTCATGGACCAAAGAGAGTCATTCTTTAATATATTAGACAACGTCAAATCTATGAATGAGTTGCGATCATAGTTCTTAGCCAATCTATAAAAGACAAATCTATCTTTTCTTGCAAGAAAAGCTTTATCCGTTATTTTAACACGCCCACCACTCTTAAAATAATTGAAACTTTTACGAGTAAAATGAAGCTTGATGGAATAAAACAACTTATATGCTTCAAAAGCCACAATCTTCATATGGGAAGAGTATTACTTCTCGGAAGTAAATTTAGCTGAGACGCATCGTGTGCAATCTTTGCTTTTAGAGACTGATTAATAAGATTGGTTATAGATTCTATCTCTAATGAATTGACCTCACAAAAATGAGTAATTGCATCAATATAGTTTAAATCTTTTTCTTTCACAATGCTTTCAATACTTTTGGCAAATGAGAGCATTTCATCTTTTGTTGGCATTTTATATCTTTCTAAAGCGATAAAAAATATGATCGTCAATACGAACGGTGCGTTCAATCTTTTTCCATCTTGACCATTTAGGCTTTACATAATGTGCATGAAAAAATGTTGCGCCATAAGTAACGTCTTCAATATCATTATATTCTGAAAGTAATTCATTTGCAAGTGCTAAAGACTCCGCCCATGCAAATTTTTCATTTGCATTTTGTAATGCGTTTAGATTTTTCTTTGCTTTGTCCCCACAAACCCAAGAAAATTGACAGCCCTGAAAAACAACTTTACATACTGTATCACGCCATATACCTGAATTAACACGATTCATGACAACATAGCCCACAGCAACTTTGCCATCAAGAGACTGATTACGAGCTTCCCAATATATTGCTTTTGCCAGACATTCTCGTTCTTGAGGATCAACGTAGAACATTTTAGGTTCTGGCTCAACTTCTTTTGGAGCAATCGCTAAAAGCACATGCTCATACTCATAGATTTTTTCAATCTCTGGTATTGGTACTTGTGCATGTGCTTTTAGCGCAGTATCATAAGGATACTGTCTTGCAGCAACAATGCCAATGAGTAGGAGAACTCCTATCATTAGTGTCTTGTACATTAGTCGCGTGTCGCCAAGTAGCTGACATAATTTGGAGTGCCATACTGTCCATAAGACAGCTTGTACACATCACGATGCTTCTTTGATCTTTTCAAATCAACCGAACGCAGATTCTTGAACGTGCATTCGTTATCGGTTGCATAAGAAAGGGGTTTCATGACATAACAAGAAACTTCACTCATCGGTACCTCCTACGATTGATGAAAGTGGTGGAATTATGTTGCCAGGTTTCCACCGAACCCCGTTCAGGCTGCTAGAGCCATCTCAGATGCGTAATTATCGTTTGCATCTATTTTTTGGACAAATTTGCGGTCGTTCCTTACCGATTGCCTCCTACAACCTTTACACATCTGTCGATACCTTACATCCCCATTAGTGGATACAATGCTCATCACCTTTATCGCGACTATTGTGTGATGGGTTGCACTTTGTTCGCGTGTGCCATGCAACTAGCTCCTCACATTGTACCCGCTGGTGGAGATGCCGGCATTGAAGCCGGGTCCAGCCTGCTTATTACGTCGTCATCAACAGCAATTTCTATAGTATAGTTTATTATTTAGGGATTGTCAAACTTTTTATTGTTTTATTTTGATAAATAATCAATGCGTATTTTGTATCAACTTCTATCACTTCTGCCCTCTCCCATGTTTCTAATGGGATTTCTTTATAGTATCTACTCTATGACATCTACAAATCATTGTGTGCATCATAGTTTGGAAATGACCGTAATGTGGTTTGTAATGTTTATAGCACACCTTGTGCCTTGGCTTTTATTCTGGCAACAAAGAAACTTTACCAGGAATTGAAAAGCAACAATGATAAGCACCTTGTAGTACAGCCCACGATTCCCAATAAAAACATTCTAATAAATCTTGGCGATCTGCCGGGCACCACACTAAATCTTTAATATGTATTTTTCCTTTTGGACCTTGTATAACCACACTACAATTGTATTCGCCTGTTGTTTCAAGTAAAATAAGTTTATCACTCATTTTACAAATACATCATTAATCTGTCTATTAACTTTAATAAACGTCGTACATTTACTTAATTGTTTTAATGACGAAGCACCTACATATGTGCAAGTGCTACGCAATCCACCCAGTAAATTCAGCACGGTATTAAATACCATTCCCTTAAAAGGAATATGTATTGTGCGACCTTCAGATGAACGATATTGAGCAACGCCACCATGATGCTTTTCCATAGCGGTATCGGAACTCATACCGTAGAACTGCACAAACTGTTTTTCTTTATATAATGGTGTAGTGAGAGTAATGTCAGCAATTTCATCCGACTTATAAACTTTAGTGATAACTTTACCGCCACCCTCCTCATGCCCAGCTAGCATACCACCAAGCATTACAAAGTCGGCACCAGCACCAAAAGCCTTTGCTACATCGCCGGGGCAAGTGCACCCACCATCGGCAATAATATGAGCACCAAGACCATGAGCAGCATCAGCACACTCAATGATGGCACTAAGCTGAGGATAACCAACACCAGTTTGTATACGAGTAGTGCATACACTACCAGGTCCAATTCCTACTTTAACAATGTCTGCACCACGTAATATTAATTCTTGTGTCATGTCCGCAGTAACCACATTTCCAGCAATAATTACACATTGTGAAAATGTTTCGCGCACCTTTTGTATAAAATCTCCAAATTGCTCTTGATAACCATTAGCAACATCAATGCAAATAAAACGAATCTCTGGATAAGTGTTAATGATTCTATATAATTTTTTAAAATCATTATCGCTTGTCCCTGTGCTTACTGCAAAATGATTAATGTTAACATTTGGCAATAAATCATGCAGATCTTTTTCATCATATGATTTTATCAAGCAAGTAAATAATTGATGCTCATTCAATGCCTGTGCCATTTTCAAAGTGCCGACACCATCCATGTTAGCGGCCATAATTGGCACACCAGTCCAAAATGTATTACTATGTTTAAATTTAAATGTTCTACTTAGATCTACGTTTTTACGACTACTAAGTGTACTACGCTTTGGACGAATTAATACATCCTTGAAATCTAATTTAATTTCATCTTCAATTCTCATCACTTTCACCATTCTTCATAAACAAGATATAAATTCTTTCTTATATTTTTTTAAGTCGGCTTGAATGCAACTAGGTTCAGTCTCATTGGACGCAAACAATAGTACACCAAGGTTTATTTCCTGACCAGTTCTTTCCTCAAATGCCAAAGAGTACGCGGATAACTGCATGAAATACTTCTTGACCTTGTCCATACTGGAATCAACTTCAGACTTTGTCGTCTTGAAATCCATAATTGCAGGATATCCATCAAATTTTCCAATAACATCACATCGTCCAGCAAATTTATACTTATCACAATATAATTGTGCCTCAATCGCATAAATCTCATCTATACGATCAATGTATTTGCACATTTCCGCAAACATGCCCTGAACATCAGGCATATGCCCACGCATTGGTCTTTCTTCATTGAATAGATATCGTTCGCATATTTGATGAAGATTTGTGCCTCTACGAGCTGCTACTTTGGAAACACGATTTGCTTCTTCTTCACCTACTCGTTTTTGCCATTCACGCAAACTTTCATTAGGCAAACGAGACAAAATAGTAGTGACGGAAGGATATACATTACCCTCTGGGGTCTTGTAGTGTCTCCTTCCATCTATATACTCTTCCGTTAGTTGTGGAAGATTCACAAATAAATGTCGAAACTTCTTCATTAAAATGGATTTTGCCCTAGTGAAAATAGAAAACTAAGAACAATATAACCCAATGCTATATGAACAAATAAGCACATCCACGCATTAAATGGATTTGGCCATTGTAATACAATTTTTTTCATTATCATCATGATAATAATAATGATTGCAGGTGCAGTAAAAATCAACATATCAAATATATCCTAATTCCAGTTTAGAAATAATGTATGACTTGACAAGGGCAGAACGAACGATATCTTCTTTTCCAAATTCAATTTTATCAAAACAAGACATTCTATCAAGAATATTCATGAATGTCAAGAGTCCTCTCTTTTCCTCATGCTTGGCCAAATCGGTTTGTCTGAAATCTCCAGAGAAAACAATACGACAGTTGTTTCCGACACGAGTCATGACCGTGTCCAATTCTTGTTGAATCATGTTTTGACATTCATCGACAATGATAATTGCATCATTAAATGTAATTCCACGAAGAAATGATGTTGTGGTGAAATCAAGCATATGTTTCATCTTTAGTATATCGTAACCATCACCCCTTCCAAATAAATCATCACAAATCATCTTGTAGGGCTCTTCGTACACTCTAGCTTTTTCTTTGGCAGAACCAGGAAGAAATCCCATATCACGAGATGGAACAACGCTACGAATAATAACAATTTGTTTATATCTGGATTTGTTTAGAACCTCATTTAGTGCAAGATAGAGAGAGATGTATGTTTTGCCTGTGCCTGCGACGCCATGTAGAAGAAGATGCTTGCCTTGCTCAAAGGCCTTAAATGTTAAAGATTGATTTATTGTTAGCGGCGATATTGTTCGTAGAGAGAAATGATTTTGCTGTTGCTGTTGCTGCAGTCTCTTCTTTTTGTTTGACATGTGCGCCTCTTTGAAATGATAAAAAGGACCTTGCGTTTTCGCGTGGTCCTTTTTGGGTGTTAAATACTGTTCTATACACGGGAGAAATGGGACTAATCACTTACCACTCTCTTGGAATACCAAATTTAGAATTGATCTTATTACCATGAATTTTTTCTTTCATGCGACCAATAATTCCTTTCTGAAAATCGGCAGGCGGTTTTGTAATTCCAAGATGAACGGAGTCACCAAGAGTCATTCTCGTAATAGCTTGTTTAATGTGTTTGTTCTTCTTTAGATACATCTCCATCTCAGCGATGGACATCTGCATCTCAAAGGTTTCACCAGTTTCTTCATTGATGAAGTCATACGTTGGCATTATATAATCCTGGGTTAGAGTTGAACATACTCTTATTTATAATAGATAATTTTACTAAAAAATTTCTTAAATAAACCAATCAGGATTATCTCTTTTTGTCCATTTTGCTAAATGTCTTTTTCCATTTATGTAATAATTTCTATATGAGAGTGAAGAATTTATAATACCATTGGTATAAATTAGATATTTTTTATCCATCGCAGGAGTTGGCTGAGTGAATCCCTTTTGAGGAAAATTGTTTACAGGTGGATATGCAAGATACCTAGCAACGACCTCACACTTGTGATCCTTGCCATAACGATACTTGTATTCGTCAATCAAAGCAAACGTAAGATCTGATAGCCAAACATAATTTTCCCACGATTGACGCACCCATACTGCTGACGGATGATTGATATGTGTTGCTTGATAAATGATCTTATCAGCAGCCGGATTATCAGCCAATACCCATCGCTTGATATTACGAAAACGTGCCGGCAAGGATCCTTGCACATATCTCTTTTCAATTGTGGGCGCACCATCAATCAAACGACGAGCCGTAGAAAGCAACTGACAGCTTTCCAGAATCATCTTTACGACATGCTTGTCAACATGCCATTGGGCACATTGAACATGATTATGGGAAAGATAGAAGATATTCATGTTTATAAATATATCATAGTTGAGAGGAATTGTCAATCATGGAAGAACAAACCGAACAAGAAGTCAATCCAGAACTTTTGATGGAACAAGAACTCAATGAACAATTCATGGCTAAGTCTGATCTTGTTCGTTCAATGCATACTGTGTTAGCCAATACATTTAGCATGTATCTACTCGCACACAAATATCATTGGAATGTAGAAGGTCCATTCTTCTCATCATATCATGATTTTTTTGGAAAACTATATCAACAAATCTTTGAGGAAATTGATAAGACGGCAGAACAAATTCGTGCTCTTGGTTCTTATGCACCAGGAACTTTCAAAGAATTTGAAATAATGTCAACCATGACAGACTCTTTCGAAATTCCCAACACAAAAACAATGTTTGCTCGTCTATTTGCTGCAAATACGTCAACACATGATTCGTTGATTGTAGCAAGAAGTTTTGCTGAAAAAGATAGTAACTTTGGTCTTGTCAACTATCTTGAAGATCGTTTGGACAAACATGCAAAGATTGGGTGGATGCTCAAGAGTCATATGATTGGTCAAGATAACTTCATGAACATCCATCAAACTAATTGATTACTTTGTATCTCTGTCGTGGGATACTGACATATTATTAAAGTTAATATTTGAATCATCCAGAATTACATCTTCCTCAGCTGGTGCGTCAGGATCGTCAAGAAAATTATCCTTTACAATCTCAACATCATCAACCCATGTAAATCCCGATGAACGAAGAAACTGAGCAAGATGATATGTGATGTTTGTCATATCTTCAGCTTCAAACTCATATGTAACGGTTGCTCCAAGAGCATCGTTTGTATCGTCAACGCACTTCAATATATACTTTGCCATAACTTTCTCCTCATAGATGTCCGGCCCAGGTTTTCGCAAGTACCCAGAATGATGCGGAAAGTAATGCTGCACATGGAATCGTTACGATCCAAGCCATCAATATTCTTCCAGCAACACCCCATGATACTTCAGGTTCCTTCTGAGCCGAGCCTACGCCCAGAATTGATCCAGTAATCGTATGTGTAGTAGATACAGGCACACCCATACTGGAAGCTCCAAACAACATGATGGATCCGCCCATCTCGGCAGCAAATCCACTACGCGGATTCAATGCAGTCAATTTATATCCCAATGTCTTTACAATTTTCCAACCGCCGGCAAGAGTGCCCAAACCCATTACAGCAAAACTGGAAAACACAACCCAAAACGGAATTGCATCATTCTTGGTAAGAAAACCACCAGCAATCAAGATAAGAAATATCACACCAGCTGTCTTTTGTGCGTCATTGGTTCCATGACCAAGACTGTATAGACTAGCAGATGCAACCTGCAACCACTTGAACCACATTTCCGACTTTTGACCTTCACTTACAGCCACTTTGAGTATCGTGAATATACCAGCACCAAGAATGAATCCTAGAATTGGAGAAATCAAAATAAATGCACCAACCTTGATAATGCCTTCATATAAAAGAGGATCAAATCCAGCTTTTGCAATTACTGCACCAACAAGTCCGCCAATGATTGCATGTGAACTTGATGTTGGTAAACCAAACCACCAAGTAATCATATTCCAAAAAATTGCACCCGACAAGCACCCGAACAATACATAAAGATCAACAACGCTTGGATCAACAATACCTTTGCCAATCGTCGCAGCAATCTTCAATTCAAAAAGCCACATCGCAATGAAATTGAAAAAAGCAGCCATGATGACTGCTTGTGTTGGTGTCAGAGTTCCTGTTGCAACGACAGTCGCAATGCTATTTGCAGCATCATGAAACCCATTGGTAAAATCAAAGACAAGTGCGACAATCACCAATAGAATTACCGCAAGCAACATTGTAGACATGATACGCCTCAATATTACGGAAATAAATGCTTCACAAGTATGTATGCTTCATTTCTTGTTAAACCAAACTCTCGGGATATAATTTCATGAAACTGTAATCTAGGTTCAGGCATAACCAACCATGCTCGCCACATTTGATAGATGCGACCATCATGACGTTCCGAAATCTTGTCCATGATTCTTTCAAGTTCGGTTACCATTCACCCACCTGCTTTTTTACTAACATACAACAACCAGATCATCCTTAACAATTTTTACCTCGGTCAATTTCGGTAGAACATCAACCACATTGCCAGAAGAATCATCCCAGCCATACCTAGTATAGTCTCGGCCGCCATCAATGAATACGGATCCATCCTTGCTTCTCCTATAATCATGCCTATATCTGGAAACAACAACTTCGCCATCAGTAGCGATAACACCGAGCATTGGATGCTCGGTGATTGAAATTGCATTTGTGATGTATACATTTCCAGTCTGTCTCAACATACCAAAGTAGTGCGAATGACCCTTTGATACATCCGGATTGGGTTGGTAAAACACATCAACAGGAACATCATTCCAATCGCCAGTGGACTTGCGAGTGCAAAAGTAACCCACATACTTTGCGCCATATTTTTCTTCAATCGTCTTTATGTTGTTTTCGGTGAAGTGATATCCGCTTGTGGGCTTGACGAAATACTTTTCCATGGCACCTTGAACCTTTCACAAACCAAATCAACAAATCTATTATAGTCTATTCTATCAGCACCGTCAAGGACTTTTTTCTGCGAATTCTCGCACTCATCCAATGTCATCAATACTTCCATGATGACAAGTTTGGTATAATATTCTATGCTAGATTCTGGAGAAAAGAAGTCCGAGTTTTCACGACAGTACCAACGCTTTGATACCTTATCATAAACAAATAGATCTTGCTTTGGATTTCTTAGGATCTTGTCTATGTTCATATTCATGTTCTGAAATCCACATCATTGAAGTGAATATATTCTTCATCAGAAACATGATATAATCAATTATTTATAAAACAAAAAACCAAATAATTCCTGCCAACAATGAAATGTCAGCAACGATGCTCCATGTAATATACAAATAAAACAAATACTTGCTTGTTGTTTTTACTAAGAGGGTCATCATCAGTCCCCTCTAATATCGTCTGTGTTAAAAGCATCATCAACCTTTTGATAAAAAAAATTTGAATTATTTAGCCAACGTTTTTCGTTTCTGAAATAGGAAATCCCTCGCGAAACAAA